GCATCACCTCTTGGGACGCTTCCTGAAAACCGTTGTCGTCGTCAGCGGGCCGGCATGAGAGGCGGGGCCTGGAGCGCGCACTCCGCGCACCTCCTCGGCCTCCAGGGCGCAGTGGGCCAGGAGGTGGACGACGTCCTCCCAGGCCCAGCTACGCACTTCCTCGGGCGACTGGCCCGTCAGCTTCACCACCGCGTGCAGCGCCCTCAGCTCGGGGTGGTGCCGGAGTTTCCCTTCGCCTCCTCCAGCGTCGGGCCCGCGAAGGCACGGGCCAGCTCGTCCTGAATCTCCTCCAGCCAGGGCTCGCGCTTCACCTGGTCCACCTCCGACTCATCGAAGACACGGGTGGCCGTGCCCGGGTGGTAGAGGCAGAGGACGGCGATGCGGGCGATCATCGCCATCCCCGCGAACTCATCGACAGGCTTCCGGTCGGGCCCCAGTTCCTTGGCGGCCTTTGCGGCGGCGAGCAGTTCGAGCTTTTCGCCCAGAGGCGGCTGGCAGATGTCGTAGTCGGCGCCGTCCAGGGTGACGCGCTTGTGCAGCTTGCGACGGGTGCCGAGGGGCTTTCGGAGCATGGTGGGTGCGGTCATGGTGAGGCCTCGGGGGTGAAGTGGAAAAGCAGCCGGCTACACCGCGGCGGGCGCGCCCTGGCCGGCCAGGGTGGCGGAGAAAGTGACGACATCCGTGGAACTGCGGCCCTCCTCGTAGGACGTCACCTTCACCGGATAGCGGTAGCCCTGCGTGCCCATGGGGGCCGTCTCGTCCTCCACGATGGTGAAGAAGACGGTGGCGTCGCTCTCGAAGGCGTCCCGCAGAACCTGCTGCGGAGCGCTGCCCTTGAAGACGTGGCCGGACAGGGGGATGGAGAAGGACTTCCAGGTGCCCTTGGTGCGCTTGTAGCCGTCGCCACCGAAGTAGTTGGCGTCCACGGTGTCCTTGGCGCGATTGACGGGCGCCTCCAGGACACCGTCCAGCGCGTCCGCCTCCACGGACGCAGTGTCCGTGGCGCGAATGTAGAGCTTGTCGAAGAAGGCCTCTCGGGGTTCGGGCATGGTGGTGGCTCCTGTCATTGGGAGGGAAAGCGCTGCGCGAGGAAGTCCTTCAGGACAGCGGCCACGCGGCGGCGAGCGCTGCCCCGGGCGCGGCGGAAAGACTTGCGAAGGAAGTGCGGCGGTGGGTTGAAGAGCTGCGCGCCCCAGTGCCAGCCCTCGTGAATGGGGCCTGCGGATGAGTGCGAGTAGCCCGCTGTCCACGTCGTGGAGAGGCGCTGGCTCAGGTTGTGAAGCGGGCCGCTTAGGAAGGCACTGTCACGCAGGTGGCCCTCTCCCACCGGCACGAGGAAGAGGGAGTAGTCCAAGGCGAGGCGGGCGATGTCCCGACAGGGGGTATCCAGCGTGCGCAGCACCTCAGCAGGTGAGCGTCGCAGGCGCTCCAACTTCAGAACATCGACTTTGACTCGAACAGGCATCCCCTACTTCAATGGGGGCAGTTGCAGCATTCGCCTTCAACGCGACAAAAAAACACCCCCCATGACAAAGACCTCCTGGACACCCAGCACCCTCATCTCAAACAGAAAAAAACAATTAAGAGAAAAACACTACTACATCGCCAAGAGAGCAACCAAGAAAATGCTAAAGGCACTAATGAAGATAAAATCAATAGACGCGAAATCCAAAGCAGAAATCAAGAAATCATTCACCCACCATGCACTTCATGCCATAGCGGTCAATATCTGGTTTAATTCCATCGAAACGTTCACAATAGGCCTAGTCATACTGGCGACCTTTGCAACATGGGCGCTAGCCCCATATCAAATCATGACAAGGCTCCTGGAAGTTCAGAACATCCCATGGTATTGCCACATCCTGGCCCCCCTCCTATCCGTCCCTCTCTTTCTCCTACTATTCAACCCAACCCTCCTCAATGAAGGCAAATCCATAACATCCGAACTAGACGAGAAGGCAAGGCCGATATTTACAAACATAGCGATCGTCGGAATCACTTACTCCGTATTTCTGACAAAAATCCTCCTCCCCCTGCTGCCTACACCTTCGCTGTCCGCGCTCCTGGCCACATACGCACTAGTCGGAGCCCTATCAATCACGGCATTCCTTTACTGCCTAAGCACAATCTCTGCGTACTGCCTAGTCCTAGCAAAACGAAAAGCATTATCAATTCGCCCAGAGGCGACAGTCGTCGACAGACTACTGACGCTGCTCCTTCTCCTGGAACAGCACCCTGATAGAGGATTAGACAGCAAGGAGAAGAGGAAAATATTGAAATCAATCAACGAAACGGCCAACGCAATCACACAAGCATTTAGTGAGCATGCAAGGGCATCCGACCAAGATACCGCGATCTGGTCCCGGGAGCGTGGAGACGAATTTGCAGGCAGTGTTCGCGCTCTCGCAAAGTGGGTTGTTACTCCCGACCGCAATACGCGCGAAAACATCAAACAACATGTAGCAAAAAATTTCATCTGCGCAGTCCGCGGAGACTGGGACAACTTCAGCCGCACCCCAATCTCATCCCAACCACGCCGATTTTTCTCCAAACACAATGCCGTGCTCACCCTGAGGACACTGCTGTCCTCCGCAACGCCCATTGCCATCCTGGTTACACTCAAGAAGTTCGACATCATCCCAGAGCAAGTATCAAGCTATTTCGCCGTTGGCGCCTATCTCTGGTCGGCGCTTACTCTTCTTGCTCATCTAGACCCCAACTACAGCTCGAAACTTTCAGCACTAAAAGAGGCTGCCCAGGCTCTCTCTGTTGGCAAAAAAACGTAAGCGCCCTCAGGAAACACGCCACCTAAGCAATCCGGCCGTCACACCAAAGGTCCACCGGTGCCGGCTGGCCCCATCGACCCCTAAGTAAGTAGGAGCGCCGTCTTCAATCCAAAATCCAATGCCCACCTTCATCGGCATCAAGCATACGGCTAAGTAGACTGAGGCGGCGAGTTGCTGTCCGCCCTCAAAATCCTCACAATTGGACCGAGTTCTCACCTGGAATCTTGGGGCAGAGATGCATTGTCTTGCCCCTCCAATATATGCCAGTGGGGCGTCACCACCCGACATAACGATGGCCACTGATCTGTCCGGAACATCGCCGTCCGCCTCGGGCATGGGCGCAGTGAAGAGGTTAGCGCATGGAGCTGGAGGCCGGACAAGTCCCAGCCCAGCGCCCTCTAGCAACCCCGCAAGCTCCGAAGCAATGTCGAGCATCAGAACCACACCTTCCGGAAGCGCACTGCCCCAACTCCGTCCACGCTTTCGTCTACTGCGACGGGGCGCCGAGCGCAGTTGAAGTCAGCAATGTTCTCCCCTGGCAGCCACACACGGTGCTGCAAGGTTATAGGCGCGTCCGTGTAGACGACATGCGCAGTCAGATGCTCGTTGCCGTTGGCGTCACGGATAAGACGCCGGGACGGCTGCACACGAGCCCGCGCCGGCAACTGGAGCCCGAGCGTCGGCTTCCCATAGGCATCCCGCCCCGTCAGCACAGCATAGGTGATCGACTGACGAAAGGTGTCCGTGGGCGAAGCCATCAACTCACCCGGTGAATTACGTAGGGCGCGAGCAACGCCTGCGCGGCGCCAGGGATGGGGCTCTTCCCCTCGGCCTTCGCGGCGAAGTAGCTGACGGACCAGTCCCCGATGGACTCGCTGGCCACCATCGCGTCCACGCCGCGCGAGCGGTACAGCTGCACTGCCGTGAGGATGGTGGCCTCCTGCACATCCTCCGGTAGAGTCACCACGCGGGAGGCTTCCAGAGCACGCTGTCCCGGCGTCACGAAGCCCCCGTCGTAGACGACACGGATGCCGTCCTCACTGCCCTGGAAGCTGTCTACCGCATCCACCACCAGCCCGCCCGAGCGCGCTGTCTCCGGCCACACGCCGCGCTTGCGGTACAGCATGCCGGCGTCCGCCAGCCTCCCGTGACTCTCGTACTCCTCGGCCGGCACGAAGGCGCCGCCCTCCCAGACACCCACCACCAGGACAACGGGCGGACGCTCCACCAGCAGCAATGGGCGCCCGTAGCCCGCCGGGAACTCCACGAGGCCCTGGCCGTACTCGAAGACTCGGCCGCAGTAGCCAGCAACGGCCCGGCTCGCCGCCGTGACGAGGGACTCCAGGCGCGGCGTCACCGCCACGCCCAGGTCATCCGCCACGGTGGCAGCCAGGCACAGGTCCGCAGGACTCGCCATGGCCTCACACCGGCAGCGTCATGGCGCCGCCGAAGACGACGAAGGCGCATGCATGGAGGCTGGGCGACGTCCCCCCCGTCAGCGTCGTGGACTCCGCCACGCGGATGAACTGCTTCGCGGCGCCGAGGTCCACGTCCTTCTCCGCGAAGGCGTTCGCTGCCGTCAGTTGCACGGAGGCCGAACCCGGCCCGGCCGGCACGAAGTCCGTCCAGGCGTCATCCGCTCCATTGTCGCTGGAATGCTGGAGCTTCACCTCGTAGCCCTGCGCGGTGGGGCCGCCCGTCACCGCGCCCGTGGCCGCGACAAGGACGCAGCTCTCGCCCAGGACGAGCCGGTCGTAGCCCGTCCCCTGGCGGGTTCCAGCGGGCGTCGCGGCGGGCGGCGTGCCCAAGCGAGCAGCAACGAAGGCGCCAATCTGACTGATGTGCGGTGCACTCATGATGTCCTCCCTTTCGTGGGCGTGGCCCCGGTCAGTTGCTGCCCCAGCTCAGGTCTTTCACCACGACGCCGGACTGCCGGTGGCGCATGGCCAGGTCGTGCTTGGTGATGGCGCGCAGCACCGTCTGGTCCGTGGAGATGCCGGACACCAGCTGTCCGCCGCGAGTGAAGGCGCCGTTGGGAAAGACCTCGATTTCCAGCGCCATGGACTCGCCGATGAGCACCTCGGCCATGTCCACGAGATACAGCTCCGAGCAGTTCTTGCCCGAGCCGAGCGTCTCCGGAATCTGGTTTGTGACGAAGAAGGGCACGTTGCGCAGCGTGCCGCGCTCCACCATCTCCCGCTCCAAGGCGTTGGTTCCCTCCCCGCCAGGGCCCGGAGCATCGAGGATGGCCGTCTCCGCGTTGGGGGACATCAGCCACACCGGCTGCACCATGGGCACGTTGGCCTTCTTCAGCTTCTTCTTCGCCTTGTTCAGCTCCTTCTTCATTTCGCCCAGCGTCGGCGTGCCCACCGTGGCCACCGTCTCCGCGTAGACATGGGCCGCGTCCACCTGGTTGCGGATGCCGCGCGGCTCCAGCTGCGTGCCGCTGCCTCGCAGGAAGGCCATGTCCTCCCGCAGCGCCATGACGTTCAGCAGGTCGTTGCGGATGAACTCCTCCGCGTTGATGGACGCGTTGCGGATGAGGTCGTTGGGCACCGCCGTCAGCGCCGTGAGCTTCTTCTCGGACAGGGACACCGTGTCCGTGCCCGGCTCCGACTCCTGAATGGTGCTCGTCTCCCCGCCGTAGAAGGCCGTGCCCGTGCTGGACTGCCGGTCGAAGGTAAGGGAAGCGCCAATGGGGATGACGCGGGCGCCGGCCTGCCGCACCACGGCCTTGTTGCGAAGCAGCTCGATGAACTCGGAGGCGAACTGGGGATGCACCAGAGAGCCCAGGCCCGAGTAGTTGCCCTGGGAGAGGGCCTTGCTCACCACCTCGTCGCCCCAGCCCTTCAGCACGTCAACCACGTTGCGCCCGTCCATGCGCGCGACGGCCTTCGCTTTGACGAAGCGGATGAGGTTGAGGCCCGTGCCCTCCGTCATGTGCTTGCCGGTAATCGGCGCGCGGCGGGGCTCCTCGGGCGCAGTGTCGGCCGCCTTGGAGCCCAACAGCGCCGCGTAGCTGTCGCGATGCCCCTTGGACTGCTCCACCAACTGCGCCGCCACCAGCGGGCCCAGCGACTTCGCCATCTCCTGCATCTGCTCGGGGGTCATGCCTTCTCCTGGAGGTGCTGCAACAGGGCCCGCGCCGTGTGAGCGGCAAGGGCATGGGTGTCGGACTCGGAAAGGGAGGGCGGTGCGGCGGACGGCGCGGCCTTGCGCTTCTTCCGCGTCTTACGGCCCAGGGCCTTCACCACCGCATCCGCGATGTCGCGGATGAGAGCGGCGCGCTCGTCGGCATGCTTCTTCAGCCGCACCGCGCGCTGATTGCCAGGGATCGTGACGACGCTGATTTCGAGAAGCTCCTGCTCGTCGCAGTCGAAGCCGCCGCGCTCGTTCTCGTGGTAGCGCAGCATGCGGTAACGCACACTCACCGCGTTGAGGATTCCCTTCTCCACCTTGCGCTCGACGCGCCGGGCGAAGTCGTCGTCTTCGTCGAACTCGATGTCCACCAGGAGGGCGTCGCCCTGGACGTAGGCGCGCCCCTTGCCGATGGGCAGGACGTCCTTGCGGCCCGCTCCGAACAGCCCGCCGGAGCCGTCGTCGTGCATGTAGAGAACTACGGGGTTGGCAGCGTAGGCGTCGAGGCGCCAGCCCTGGATGGACAGGCGGTCGTTGTACCTGTCGTAATCGGCGTCGTTGGCCCGGAAGGTGAAGACCTTCGGCTGGCCTTCAACCGGCAGGGGCGCGTCCTTCTGGGCGACGAGGCGGCAGGTCCGCTGAAGAGGCTTGTGCATTCACCTTTTCAATGGGGGCATTTTTAGGCTTTGCCCTAACTTTCGCCACGAGCTTAAACTGGCAGCACTGAACGCCGAACATTCAGCTCATTACGTCAGCACTATCCTTCACTGCCATCAACTTGCCCTGACGGTGCCGTTTCGGGCTGTTCGGTCTCTCGACGAGATGCTTTCTGAGCAAGGGGCGTTAGCCCCACGGCAAGCTCATTCGAAAGCGCTCCCAGGAATTGCGCATATTCTTCCTCGCTCAACTCCCTCTCCGCTTCGCCAGCAAGAGCAGCCTTCCAGTGGCGTTCAACAACCGTCCCAATCCAATGCCGAACCTGAAATCTATTAACCTCATACAAAAGACTCTTCATCTGATCAACAGCCAGATCGGCACACTGTGCATACTCTCTCTTCGAGCACAGTTCGAAGTCTGGAACTTCGAGTTGGGCTTCAGGGGCGCCATTCAACCTGTCAACTGCGCCAAGCTGATCAACTCGATAGCTATAAGAAAAATCTCTTTCCAATTCACACTCAGCCAACCTCACTGAAAATGAAAGCACCCCAAAGTAGGTGACAAATCCGACCACGCGCCCCAGTCTAGAATCGCCGCGCACCATCACAAGATGATCTAAAGGACCAAGAGGGCTTGTCTCCATCCGCCGCAGGTCCAATGGAACAACCTCCACAGGGGGCACAACTGGCTGAATTCCATGCAAAACAAACTGCCTAATTGGATCGAATTCGGCGCGAAGCGCAAGCCGGCTATCGCAAAATCCCAGCAGATTAAAAGCAATTTTCGAAGCAACTCGATATGATTCGTCACCCCAAAGACTAGCTCCCGCCTGAATTTCAGGAACAGGCTTGAGTTGCGACCTAATCAGCGGCCTAACATGTGCCATTGCTTTTTCAATATCAATATCGATATCAGCCTTCTTCGCGCGCCTTTCTAACGCCAGCTGGACATCCGCCTCGTCTTTTATCACTCCAGATATCGTCACCTGCCTCCCAACAATATCAACCTCCAGCCTTGGAACGGAGCGAACACCGCGCCCCGCATCAATTACCAACTTCTCGCCATCAACAGAAGCCACCTGGAGCGATGGTGGATGTTTATTCGGCTCCCTATGTGAGCGAGCATCAAGGGAGACAATGAAGAACCGAAGCTCCCTCGCCAACGCATCTTCGATGCCGCTGAAGCGCCCATTGGTTGAATCATCGATAATCGACTTAGAAATCAACCTCCCCCCAAGGAAGTTGGGGATAACATGCTCGCCGCTAGACTTCTCTATGGGTCGCCCCGAATAAATGTCAACAGACACAGGAACACCTCTCCCCAACTCCAACAGCCAAGTTGAACCAGCCACACTCCACTCAAGCACATTCTCGCTTTGGCGGCCACTGACGCGGGTCTCCTCCGTAAGTCAGGGCTCGTGCGTCGCCAGAAGTCTGCCCAGGCATCGGTAGCGGATACCCCTGGCGTTTCGGGTCTGGCTTGAAGCCCGCAAGATCTCGCCATTCGTCGTAGCTGAAAGCCTCCGGCATGGTGCTCATGACGCGCAGCTGGTGCTCGCGGTCCGCTGGCACGGGGCTGTCGTAGTCGAGGATGGCCTCCTCGTCGCCGAACAGCGGCATCAGCCGCATCTGGTACTCGGTACGGAGGAGCTCCATACGAGGGAGCGTCGCCTGCTCCGCGAGGTTCTCCCGCGCAGCGAAGGCCGTCGCCTTATTCGAGCTGGAGATGTCACCCACGATTTCGGGCGGCACCCGGTACGTCATCCGCACGAACCCCATGAGAAACTTCCGCAGCTCCACCAACTGCATGTCGCGGAAGCTGGTGTCGAGGCGGGCGAACGTCACCCGGCCACTGGTGAGCAGCAGCTTGCCCGCCTTGTCCGGCCCCTGGTGTTCGCGGGCTAGCGACTCTTTGAATGCCTTCGCCCCTGCGCTGTTCGCGTCCGTCAGTCCCTCGATGGACGCGATAGCGGGCGGCAGCATGTTGTTCCAGAAGCTCGCTCGGAGAAACCGCGCCACGAACTCGTCCGTGTCCAGCTCGTCCCCCAACGCGAACGCCGGGCCAACGCCGCGCCCGAGCGGATCCTCAGGGTCTAGGTTGCGCAGGTGGAGCACGTCCGCCGCTGGAATCTCCCGCGTCACGCCGCCCACGACGACAGTGAACGTGCGCTGCTCGCGCGGCACGTCCAGCGCCGGAAGGCGGGTGACGAGGTTGGGCGGCACGGGCCAGAAGCCCACCGGGAAGCCCGCCACACGCTCCAGCACCAGGAAGGCTTCGCCCACCAGGTCCAGGTACACCTGCACCAGCTTCGTGACGGAGCGGCCCGTCAGGTAGTCGTTGGGGTCGGCGAGCATCCGCAGAATGGGATGGTCCGGCACCTCCTGGACTTCTCCTGCATCCAGCATGGACTTCAGCCGCATGGCGCGGACCTCGCGCGTTGCGCTGCGCAGCGAGTAGTCCTTCACCGGGTGGCCGTCCTTCGCGACGCGACGGTAGACGCGCCAGTTCACCCCGGCCACAGAATCCGCGACCACGTCCACGACAGATCGAAGCCAGGGGAGGTCCCTGTACGCCGCCAGAAGCTGCGCCGTGCCCCGGCGCGGCGGCGCCTGCTGCCAGCGCGCCAGCTCAAGGCCGGTGCCTTTCCTTGCTGCTCGATTCCCCACCGATCGGATGCGTTCCCACCAAGACATCAGCACTTCTCCACAGGCGAATTCACAATAATCAGCAGCGCGCGACGCAAATTTTTTCTCTTCCAGGTTTCTCGCATTGAGGCAGCGCGCTTCTCAATGTGCTCTTGGCTCTGAGGCCCAAGCACTCGCCCCCGAAAGGCCGCAGCTCTCTTGGCAACATGCTCTGGGCTTTGTTTGCGGCCACGAATGGCGGCAGCCCTTTTCAGTACGGATTCCGGCCGTTGCTTCTTTCCTTGCTGTACAAGGCTGATGCGCTGTCGAGCTTCATCACTCAACTTTCGCCCACGTTGCGCTATAGACATTAGCTGACGGGACGCAAGCGTGTGTTTTCTCCCTCGCAATGCCGCGCCCCGAGCTGCGCGAACCTCTTGAGGAGGATTAAGCGCACCTTCTCCGCCGTCAGTCATATTGGTTAGCCGCCAACCAATGGCTCGGGCGTGTGAAATCCAGAACCGCTCTCGACTAGCAAGATCTTCTGGACGATCCACTTCCTCAAGAATGACAATCCCGTAAGACATCCCTAGCGCCAACAGCGATCTAATCCAGTTGGACTTGTGTGTTCTCTCATGCTTCAGGCGGGCAGCTCGACGATGATCGCGAGGCCTGTGCAGTCCCCTGGCACTCTTGCCGATGTAGCGAACCTCGCCGGTACGCGGGTCGGTCAATCCATAAACAATGTACTTAGAGACAGAAGAAGCTGTCAGCGAAGACCAAATCATGCACACCCCATAAAAGTGCATCTACGCGGTCATCACGGCGGCCGTTGATGCCGCTGAATTTGGCGAGCTGCGCCTCCAGCTTCGGGAAGGTGCCCACCAGCTCGATGCGGCCCGTCTCCGCCAAGGCGCTCACCGGCTCGGCACGCTTCGACTTCGCCTCCCGGGCGCGCACCGGCTTCACGTTGACCTGGACGCCCATCTCCGAGGCCACGGTCTGGATGGTCGTCTCCACCATCTCGCCACCGGAGTTCACCTCCGCCACCAGGGCGTCGCAGCCGAAGGCCAGGTACTCGCGAATTGCGGCGGCGGCCCACTCACGCGGCGAGCCCCGGAGGCTCGCGTCCTTGAGCACCGACACGCGCTTGAGCGGCGTGCCATCCGTCCCGACCAGCGGACTGCTTCTCACGCCCTGGACGACAATGCCCGTCTCGTCTGAGCCCGTCTCGCTGGTGGGCGCTGGGTCCACTGACACGATGCGCCGGTCCAGTCCCTGTGCGTACTCATGGGCATCCGCATCCACCCTGCCCCACTTCGCGGAGCCAAAGATGGCGCCGGGAACGTCCATCAGCAGCCGGCCCAGGACCTCCTGCTGCCCCCAGCGCGTGTGCATGAGAGCGCGCATCGTGGCGACCGCACTGGGCGCCAAGTTGGCGCGGTTGGCCAGCGAGGAGCCTGTGCGCAGCACCACGCCCGGCCGCAGCGTCTTCGCTTCAGCATCCGCGAAGAGAAGGTCTTCCAGCTTCCGCAGCGGCCGGGGCGTTCCGGTGAGTAGCAGCTGGGGTGGGTGCGCTGAGGTGCCGATGCGCAGCACCATGGGAAGCTGGTCCAGGGCCGCCATCTCATGCTTCCACGAGGCGGGCTCGTCGCCCCAGGCCCAGCCACAGTTCGGGCCTCGCAGCCGGTCTGGCTTATCCGCCGAGTAGCAGATGGCGTAGACACCGTTGGGCCACGTCACCCGCCGCTTGCTGGGCTCGTACACCGGCAGGAACCAGGGCGGCGACAGTGCCAGGATGCCGCTGGAGCCTCTGATCATCGTGTCGCGCACGTCAGCCGCAGTGGGGCCGACGAGGGCGCCGATGGACTTCGCTTCCCGGGCCTTCTGGATGATCCACCGTGCTCCGCTCCACGTCTTCCCGAAGCCCCTACCCGCCATGATGACGCAGGTGTTGAAGGACGCTGGGGGGACCTGTTCTCGGCGCGCCCAGAAGTCCAGGTCGTGGACGAGGGTTTCCACCTCGGGATGGGTCATCCTCCCGAAGAGGCGCGTGAGGCCTTGGCGGGTGCCGGCCTGGCGCACCATGAACGCGGCGGGGGACTCGTCCGGGGCGAGCTTCTCCAGCATGCCTGCGAAGGGCAGGCGCTCACGGCGCATCGTCGCCCCCACTGCTGCTGGCCCCCGCCGTTGCTGCGGGAGCGTCCGGCAGCAGGCGGCCCAGCCGGTCCATCAGCAGCTCGCGCAGCGCGCGCTCGTCGGCGGCCTTGTCCTCGGGCGCCACCTCCGCGACGTTGTCACGCCTCCCGTAGAGTTCCGGGAAACGCCGAGACAGAAGCCACTGCACATGCTTCGGGTTGTGCGCAGCAGCCGCCATCAGCATGTCCGTGGCGGACTGCATGAAGCGCGCTTCTGCCGCGCTCACCGCGAGGAAAAAGTCGTGAAAGCGGCCCCTTTCCTCGCCCGCGCCGCGATGAAACCAGCGCGAGAGGGTCTGTTCGTTGATGCCAACGAGGCCCGCGACAGCGCGGCGGAAGAGGCCGCGCTCCAGGTGGCCGCAGATAAGTGCCTGAACTTCGGGAGTCAGCTTGGATGGGCGAGCCATTTCCCCTGAGAAATGGGGGCGGTTTCGCTGAAGATTCGTGCCTCACGCCCGGCAAAACTCAGGGCGACGCGGACCGAGCCGCGTTTTTTGCGAGATTTTTCGAGCGTGGGGGCCCGCCGAGCAAGGCAGGAACGGGACGACCGTCCCAAATTCGGACCCGGGGGGGCCTCAAGCCATGTTCAACGTGACTGCAATCCGGGCAGCGCCGCCACGATGCGCTCGTGGCAGGCCACCAAGTCCACGCAGGACACCGCCCAGCGCCGCGTATACGCCCCGCCCTCGCACGTTTCCGCGACGGACAGGGCTCCGGCGCCCTTCGGCACCTGGACGCCGCACAGGGCGCAAGGCGCGGCGTGCTGGTTGCGGCGCAGCTCCGGCGCCCGGTCCGCGCACGAGAGGTGACACGGCCCCGTCCCCAGCGTGTACTCGATGCGCTCGCCCTTCAGCACGGGCGCACCGCATGCAGCACAGGGGCCGCCACGCTGGGCGACGAGGACGGGCATCAGTCGCCCCTGTCCGCCAGACGCTCGCGGAGCTGCTCGTGGGCACGGGCCAGCAGCACGTCCAGCCGGCTGCGTGGCTCGTTCCAGTCTTCGGCCACATCGCGGATGCCGCACGCCTCCCGCCCCAGGCCATGGACGCGGGACACCAGCTCGCACAGCTTCGGGTCCAGCCGCAGCACCTCACGCCGGAGACGAGCGCACTCCTCACGCAGCGCGTACAGCTCCTCGACGGTGGCCACCTCCAGCGCCAAGGCCGCGTCGTGCATCTGCGTGAGTGAGCCGGGCAGCGACTCGGCCGCGTCATCACGGCTCACCAGTGGCATGGGCCGCGTCTTCGGCTGGCCCTTGCGCCCGCGCTGGGCTGCGTCCGAGGGACGGACGTCCGCGTAGTGCAGGCGGATCTGCTCCATGATGGCCCGGCGCGCCCGCCACTCTACCCAGGTGGAGAACGTCTGCCGGCCGCGCTTCTCTGGCTTGTACGTCTCCACGGCCTTGAGCGCTTCGAGGAGCGCCACCTGGACGAGGTCGTCCTCCAGCAGCGAGCCACTGAGCTTCTCGTAGCCACGGGCCTGCCGTCGCAGCTGGGGCTCCAGCAGGCGCAGCAGCGCGTCCACCAGCTGCCGAGCCCGCCCGGACTCGCCCGCCGCATGGCGCCTGTGAATCTCGCTCACCAGCTCATCCGGGCTCGGCCGCGACGCTCCGCTACGTGAAACATGAGACTCCCGCTTCGCTGCACTGCCCTTCTTCACGCCTTGCCCCTCTCGTGCGTTGAGAAACACGTCGTTCCCCATGCGACAATGTGCGACGCGCACAGCAAGACACCTGCCATGTCACGCAGGGAGGGCATGCCTCCGCTATGCGTGAAACATCCACGCACTTGTGACATGGCGGGATACAGGGCGTTCCGACTTGCTGTGTCCGGATGGACCCACATAGTTGCTTCCAACAGCCAGGACCTGGGGAGTAGCATCGCCGTCTGACACGGCGCCGCGTGCCGCCATCACCCGGCAGGTCTCCAGCCCCTCCCCTGCAAATGGGGGCAGCCGCAGGCCGTGGCTTTTCGAGGGCATTCCGTCGCAGGCGCCAGAAGCGGCACCGCAAGGCAGGGCGGCGAGCCCAACACACCCGCCACACACCTATCACTCTCGTTCTCTCTCTTTCATAGAGAGACTGAAAGAGAACTACATATATACGCGCGAGAACCAATAGGAGATAGGACAACGACCCCTGTGTGTGGTGTTGCCGTGTGCCTCGGCTGCTCCTGCCGCTGCACGCCACCCGTGGAAAGTGCCCCCATTGAGACAGCGAAGGGCGTCGTCCGTGCTGGGCGCGCCCGCTGCCGCGAGGCTGGAGCACACATCACCCATGAAAGTCGCATTCTACGAATCCGCCCAGGACAACACGCCGCGCGTCGAGGACTGGGACTGGACGCGGCTGCGCGCACTGCTCACCACGCATCGCCGCAGCAAATGCCCGCAGACGCCCTGCCCTGGCCGGTGCCCAGCGAAGAACGGCCCCGCCTGGAGCCCCGTGGACATCGGCGAGCGACGCGGCAACGACTTCGTGCACGCCATCACGCTTGCCGTCTTCGACCTGGACCATCTGACGCCGGAGCAACTGGCGGCGCTCGAAGTGCTGGAGCGCGACGGCTACGCCTACGCCCTGCACACCACGCACAGCCACCGGCCACCAGACTTCTGCATGCGGCTCGTTATGCCGCTGAGCCGCCCGGTGCTGCCGCGCGAGTGGCCAGCCGTGCGAGCCGCCGCCCTGGCCATGCTGCGCATACCGGCGGATCCAGCCACAAAGGACCTGTCGCGGCTCTACTACCTGCCCGACGCGCCCGAGGGTGCCGAGTGCTTCGCGGAAAGCGCGCAGGGCAAGCCCCTGGACGTGGATGCCCTGCTGGCGTCGTCACGCGCGAGCACTGCGCCGGCGCCGCCGCTGGCCACCGTGGACATGCAGCACTTGGCCACGCTGCTGCGCCGCCATGCGCGTCCGGAAAACAAGCCGCTCGTGGGCCGGGCGCTTCGCGGCGAGCCGCTGGCTCCGCGCGGCAGCCAGGACACGTCCCTGCAGCAGCTCATGAGCACCGTGGCCTTCTGCTTGCCCAACGACACGCCAGACACGGCCATCGTGGAGCTGCTACGCCCGTGCTTCGCCGCGACGGACTGGGGCCAGGGCACGGAGCACCTGGTGGCGGAGGCACTGAAGAAGCTGCACCGGGCCCGCGCACGCAAGGCGGAGCGCGACGTGAAGCGGCTTGCGGCGAACCACGACCTCGTGGCCCTGCTGGGCAAGCCCCTGGGGGCACCGACGTCCGCCGAGAAGCTGCCTCCCGTAGACGAGGGACTGGAGACGCCGGAGGCCTGGGGCAAGGAGCTGCTCACCTACGAGACGCGGGACGGGGAGAAGAAGCTGCGCAACTGCGAGGCCAACCTGTCCATGGTGCTGCTGCGCTCACCTGAATGGCGGGGCACGCTGCGATTCAACGAGACCTCGAAGGAAATCGAGTTCACGGACAGCCCCCTGCGCGCGGACGTGCGACAGGACGACCTGGACACGGAGATAGCCGTCTGGGTCCAGGGCAGTAGCTACGGGCGCCTCGGCCTCATGCCCCGCCCCGCCCAGGTGCGCGACGTCCTCCGCCAGGTCGCCCACGCCAACGCCTACGACCCGCTCCGGGACTACTTGGAGGGCCTCGTCTGGGACGGCAGGCCGCGCATCGACACCTTCCTGGAGCGCTACCTGGGCGCCACGGGCGACGTGGCGCACCTGCGCACCATCGGCCCCAAGTGGCTCATCAGCGCCGTGGCACGGGCGCTCCGTCCGGGCTGCAAGGTGGACACGGTGCTCATCCTGGAAGGTGCCCAGGGGCTCCGGAAGTCCACAGCCTTCCGTGTTCTGGCGGGAGAGTGGTTCAGCGACGCGACGTTGGACATCGGCCACAAGGACTCTGCCGCGCTCGCATCGCAGTTCTGGATCATCGAGTTGGCGGAACTGGACGCCGTCCGGCGCGCGGCTGACGTGCAGGCACTCAAGGCCTACGTGTCACGCAGCGAGGATACCTACCGGCCACCCTATGGGCGCGTCACGGTACGTACGGCGCGGCGGTGCGTCTTCGTCGGCACCACCAACAGCGAGGAGTACCTGCGCAACGACCCGAGCGGCTACCGGCGCTGGTGGCCGGTACGGTGCACGTCCATCGACATCGAGGCGCTAAAGGCGGACCGCGCGCAACTCTGGGGGGAGGCAGTGGCGCGCTTCCACCAGGACGAGAAGTGGTGGTTGTCGGAGGAGGAAATCCCTCGTGCCGAGTCCCAGGCGAAGGAGCGCAGCGAAACGCCCAATGACGGGAAGCGAGACGCCATCGTCCAGTGGCTCCTGCGCATGCCGCCCTCGCGGCGTCCGGTGGACGTGCCACTCCTGACCGTGGCGGAGGAGGCCCTGGGCGTCCTGAAGGGCAACCTGAACGCGGCGACCGACAGGGAGATCGCCAGCGTCCTTCGCGACCTCGGTTTCCGGAAGCGCATCCAGAGCGTGGCCACCGTTCGGCGGCGCGTCTGGGTGGTGCCGGAGGCGCTGCGCACCGCGCCCGAGGAGCGAGCGCCCGCGCGCGTCATCACGGGAGCCCAATTCGCCGATGAATGAAGCTACTGATGGGGCTCGCCCGTCCCATTGAGGGCGAGCCCTATAGCGGAAGAACCAATTCACCGTGGATGCAACATTCACCGCAGTCCATCCATTTATCCCCAGATATCAACAGGGAGCGCCTCGGTTGCGCCTAGCTAGCAAGTCTCTGCGGCACTGCCTCATGCGAGGCAGGCACAGCACCACGCTCCAAATCATGTAGCGCAACCGGCCCGAGTCGGCGCCTCAGTTCCTGCTCACACTCGTCAATCTTCTTCACATCGTCCTCAAACAATCTCTTCCAGGCATCTGGCACTGAGCCCGCGTGATTAAGCTCCATGACATACATTGACTCATCAACAATAACATCCGCCCGGACCTTCCAGAGCCGCTCAACAGGTTCGATTAGTGATTTTTCAAAGTGCAAATCAGCCAAAGCCCAAGCATCAAGGAGCGCATTGGCGGCCTCATACATGATGCGCCGCTGTGAAGTTTTGGCCGCCAAATAACTGTCTCCCTTCGACATCTTCTCTCGCTCTGCTCTATTCGCCTCATCCCTACTCACCACGACTGAAGGATCCGTCATGCCGCGAAGGGCTAGCAACAATCTGAAGGAAGCCGACCAAACTGTCTCGGCAACCTCTGCACGACGCTCTGCTCTTTTTGTGTGCCTGATTCTTTCCAGCTCTCTTGGGATGGCTTGCTTGAAGCCCCACACCGCAACAGCAAACGCCGCAACAGAGAACACTCCACCAAGGAACGAACCCAAATTCGACAACGCCTGAAGCAATGCAGCCAGATTTGAGACATCTGAAGTTTGCAAGTCAAATCCCCCTTTATGCATTGAGCCAGCTGACCAGCCTAGCTTGGCGGCCAGCGACAACACCATACCCCTTAGGGGGAGGCAGGCATACCTACTACGGGCCCCATCCCAAGGCAGAAGATCGCAAAGACACAGCCACCGCTGAAAATTGCCCCCATTGAATGGGGGGTGAGCCCCGCCCGCGAAGCACCGGAGTCCCACGCCATTGAAGGCGGCGTCCTTCGACACCTGTCCGTCTCGCAGTTGCGGAAGTTCGCCCTCTGCGAGCGCGCGTGGTTCTTCGCCAAAGTCCTCCGGCTGCCTGAGCGGCCCCTCAAGGCCCGGGAGCTTGGCACCGCAGTCCACGCCCAGCTTGAGCATTTTCTGCGCACGGGCCAGGACGTGCTGGGCCCCTTCGCGGCGGCCGGCAAGCACCTCCTGCCCGCGCCAGGGGCGGCTCTCCTCGTAGAGGAGCACTTCGGCCAACCCTCCCCGCTCTTCGCGGATGGCATCCCGCTCACCGGCTACATCGACCTCGTCAATCCGCGACGCCTCACCGAGGGCGTACTGCGCGTCACGGACCACAAGACGACGAAGTCCATCGCCAGCTACGCCGCCGCGCCCGAGCAGCTCGCCTCTGCCGCCCACGACGCCGGCATCCAGATGGTGGGCTACGGCTACTGGGCCGTTCTCGCCGCTGAGCGCTTCCCGGGACTGAAGCAGCTGGAGCTGGAGCACCTCTACTTCCAAACCCACGGCGCGAAGCTCGCCCGCTCCGTCGTCACCACCGTCAGCGTCGAGCACATCCGCGACGAGTGGCACACGCACGTCGAGCCGCTGGCGCGCCGCATGCGCGACGTCGCGCGGACCACGTCCCCCAGCCAGGTCAAACCCACTTGGAGCGCCTGCCAGAAATACGGCGGGTGCTCCTTCCAGGCGCAGTGCCTCAACTCGCAGTCGCAAGGAAGCAAGACCATGGCCCTGATGGATCGCATCCTGAAGCCCCAGACTCCGCCCGTGCAGCCCGCCGCGTCCGCGCCTGTGGTGGCTCCCACGCCGCCCGCGCTCGCCCAGGCCGCTCCAAAGCTGGAGCTGGCGGCGGTGCTGCCTCCGGACGCGCCCAAGAGCAATCCGGCGCTGGCTTCCATCCCCGCGCCCGAGACGCCCGCTCCGGTGGCCAGCGACGAGGCCCCGCGCCGCAAGCGCCGGACGAAGGCGGAGATGGAGGCCGCCCGCGCCGGCGCCCCCACGCAGCCCGCCGAGGCCAGCCTGTCCCTCTTCGTGGACTGCGTGCCCAACTGCCCCGTCGAGCCACTCGCCGGCTACGTGGGCCGCATGGTGGCGAGGATTGAGCAGGAGTGCGGCGTCGTGGACATCCGCGTCGCCCCCAACGACTCGCCCCTGGCCTATGGGAAGTGGAAGGGCGTCCTGGCCGCCACCATCCGCGCTGAGCCCCCCGAACCCGGCACCTACGCCGCCCTGGGCGTGGCCGGCAGCGAGCTGATGCAGGTCGCGGTGGAGGCCCTGGAGCCGCTGTGCGGCACGGGGCACTTCGTCCGGGGTGTCCGGTAGCGAGGGCCGCCCGTGAAGCTCCTCCAGCGCCTTGGCGTGACCCAGCCGCCGTCCCCGCCTCCGGGCGACGTGCCCCAGGTCGCCGAGAACTACTCGCGCACCGGCCGCTCGCCCGTGGGCTGGTCCTCGGACCTGGCCCGCATCCTCACCCTACCCCGCCGCGACCTGGCCGCGTCCTACACGGCAGCGGGCGTCGAGGCGCTGGAGGCCCAGCTGCGCGCCCCTGCAGGCCCCTGTGGCTGCGCGGCCATGTCCCCTGCCCGTCCATGCCCCACGCGGCTGCGGCGCGTCCAGGCCCTGGCGCTGCTGGAGGCGTCCCGCGTGGGCGGGCTGCTGGGCCCCATCGGCACGGGCCACGGCAAGGAGCTGACCACCTTCCTCATGCCCATGGTGATGCCGGCCTGCCGCGTGGCCTGCCTCTTCATCCCCGCCAACCTGCTGCCCCAGTTCACGGCGGAGTGGGACTACTACGGCGCGCACTGGCGCTTGCCCAACCTCGCGGGCGGACGCTGGTTCCGGCCTGGGCTGCCGGTGCTGCACGTCATCACCTACAACAAGCTCTCCAGCCAGGAGGCCACGGACCTGCTGGAGCGCATCCGCCCGGACCTCGTCATCCTCAACGAGGCACACAACCTCAAGGACCCGAAGGCCTCGCGCACCGGGCGATTCCTCCGCTATTTCGAGAAGCGTCCGGAGACGCGGCTCGTGGCCCTGTCCGGCACTTTCGCGTCCAAGAGCATCAAGGACTACGCGCACCTGTCGCGGCTGGCGCTACGCGAGGGCTCGCCATTGCCGCTGGCCCACCACGTTGTGGAGGAATGGGGCACCGCTCTGGACCCGGGCAAGGTGATTGCCCCACCTGGCGCGCTGGAACGGCTGTGCGAGCCCGAGGAGCACGTACGCGAAGGTTTCCGGCGCCGCCGCAACGACACGCGCGGCGTTGTCGCCACGGACGAGAGTGCCCTGGACAAGCCCCTCATCATCCGCCCGCGCTACCCGGGGCCGGTGCCCGCCGAGTTGCTGGCGCTCATCGAGCTGGCGCACGGTGGCGAGCGTCCGGATGGGGAGCAGTTCCAGGAGCAGCTCCAGGCCATGGCCTGCGCCCGGCAGCTATCAGCCGGCTTCTACCATCGCTGGCGCTACCCCAGGGGCGAGCCTCCAGAGCTGATCGAGGAGTGGTTCGCGAAGCGGAAGGCCTGGAACAAGGAGGTGTGGGAGGAGCTGAAGGGTGAGCGGCGCGAGCACCTGGACTCGCCAGGGCTGCTCACCAAGGCCGCCATTCGCGCACACATGGTGCCGCCCTACGAGGGCGACATGCCGGTGTGGCAGGCGGCAACGTGGCTGGACTGGGCGGAGATTCACGACGCGGTGCAGCCCGAGCCCCAGGCCGTGTGGGTGTCGGACTTCCTCGTGCAGGACGCGGCGGAGTGGGCACGGACCCAGGTGGGTATCGTTTGGGTGGAGTTCCCGGAGCTGGGGGAACGGATCGCTCGGGCTGCTGGCGTTCCGTTCTACGGCGGGGGCCAGACCGCATCCGAAGCCATCCTCCAGGAGAGCGGGCGGCGCTCCATCGTTGCGAGCATCAAGGCCCACGCGACAGGGAAGAACCTCCAGCAGTTCTGCCGCAACCTCGTGGTGACGCCTCCCTCGGACGGCGCCCTCTGGGAACAGCTCCTCGCGCGCACGCATCGACCTGGGCAACAGGCTGCGTGTGTCGAGGTGGAGGTGTGCCTCCACACGCAGGACTACGCGGCAGCATTCACGACGGCGCAAGAGCGGGCGCTGTTCATCCAACAGACGGACGGGCAGCCGCAAAAGCTTCTTATGGGGACAAACTTGTTGCCCCGGCCCGTTTGTTGTCCTCCATTGTCTTAGACTAGACTGCTCACAAAAGAGCCCCCCACAGGAGCAAGAAAGCGCCGTGTCAGCCGACAGCAATTCGAACCGTGTTTTCCGCCCGCCCTACCCTGGACAACAAGTCACAAACAATGACCGAACATACTACATGGGACAAGCAGTAGGACAAGGACACTTCGGAAGTGTCTATGAATGCATTGACGACTGGGGCAACCATCTTGCAGCAAAAATAATCACTCCCAAGAAGGAGTCCTACGAAGAGGTTAAACGGCGATGGATGCATGAGGCAAAGAACCTAATCCTTATGAGGCATCCAAACATAACCTATGTCTACGACGTATTCGAATACAACGACACTTTCTACATTATAATGGAGCGCTGTGCGCTAACTCTGAAGAACCTCATGGATGGAGCCAATTTCAACGGGCATCTATGGATTCTCCCAATCGCCAGATGCATCCTACAGGGAGTCGATTTCATTCATGATCAGGGGTATGCGCACAAGGACCTTCATTACCAGAACATCTTCATCTCGTTCATTCCGGACGAGGTAGTAAAATCAAGCCAACCCGCAACCGTATTCAAGGTTGGTGATCTCGGAATCAGCCGCCTTGAGGACGAAATAGACCAAGTAAACACCGTTCTTGCGGACTGGATGCGGCCTCCCGAGGCCCTTGATCCTCTCCAGTTTGGAACCATCAGCCGATTGGTCGACATCTACCACGCAGGCTTGTTGTTTCTGACCATCCTCCAAGGCCGTGTGCTTAGCTTTACGCGCGAAGAAGTTCTAGCGGGGGCTCCTCGCATAATGGCTGAATCCCTTGCATCCCCCTATGGACCCGCCATTGCGAAAGCACTTCGGCGCCACACCCAAAAGCGGACACAAACTGCCCTTGAATTCTGGCGCGACCTCAACAACATCGCCCAGGTCACCAGAAGCGATCCGCTAGCCCACTCTGCCTTCAGTCAATCAAGTAGAAAATAGGCCGGCATTCATTGTCGCTTTATTGAAACCCTAGCGCCGGCCCGTTCACCGTCAGGCCACGCCCAGAAATTGCCCCCATTGAAGCAGGTGAGGACGTCCTTCCGACGTCCCACTCAATGGGAGCAACGAGAGATGAGCAACGCAGCACTTTCGCGAATCGTCAGCGCCCAGGCGGCGCTGGGCGCGCAGTACCTCAAGGCTGGCCGCTACCGCTTGGAGGTGCAGTCCATCCGCACCAAGGACGGCTTCAAGGGTCTGTCCGCCATCGCTGAGCTGAAGGTCGTGTCCGCCGAGCGGACGCAACCCGCCAGCGAGCCCAGCCGCATCGGCATTGTGGCCTCCTACGTGGAGAACCTCTCCGACGCGAAGAAGAACGGCGGCGGACGCTTCAAGGCCTTCGTCATGGCCCTGGTCGGCGCCGAGGAGCAGGAGCTGTCCCTGGAGCAGCTCGCCAAGTTCACGGGCGACAAGCAGGCCGGGGCCTTCCTCCTCATCGACTGCGAGGTCTTCCCCAAGACGCTGCCCGAGAAGGACGGTAAGCCAGGGAAGGTCATCGAGGGCTACCGCTGGAGCACCGTCAGCCCCACGGACGACGAGTTGGCGGCGATTGAGGCGAAGCGCGCCGAGGCGAAGCTGCCGGCTCTCGCCGCCGCCCTGGCCTGAGCAGTCCCCTCCCCCAACGCTGCTGAGTACCTGGCGCGACTCCCCTACCGCCACGGCTGGCCCACGACACGGGCCTCTTCGTGTTGTGCCCACCTCCCTCTTCAGCTTCGACACCGAGACGCACCTGATTCAACCCGGGCTCCTCGCACCGCCGCTCGTCTGCGCCTCTCTCGCGCATGCGGAACCGGGCAGCGAGCGCCTTCTCTCCACAGCCCAGGCGCGTGACTGGTTCCGAGATGCTCTCTCCTCCCCGAGCATCCACCTGACGGGCGCCAACCTCTCCTACGACCTGGGCGTGATGTGCGCGGATGATGCGCGGCTCGTGGACGCCGTCTTCGACGCGGCGGAGGCTGGTCGCCTGCACGACGTCGCCATCCGCGAGGCCCTCATCGACATCGCCCGAGGGCTGCACGGCGTGGACCCGGAGACGGGCCGCCAGCTGGGCGACGACGAGGGCGCCCGCTATCCGCTCTCCCTGCTGGTGAAGCGCCACCTGGGGCTCGACATCAGCGCGGAGAAGAAAGCTCCGGATGCATGGCGCCTGCGCTACGCGGAACTCGAAGGCGTGCTGGTGGAGCAGTGGCCCACCGCCGCCGTGGCCTATCCGAAGCGGGACGCCCGCTTCACCCTGGACGTCCACCTCGCCCAGGAACGCGTCGCGGCCACGGTTCCCAACGGCGGCAACCTCCACGCGGAGGCCGACCAGGTCCGCGCCGCGCTGGCCCTGCACTTCGCTTCCATCTGGGGCCTGCGCACCGATGGCACACGCGTCGCGGATCTACGGCAGCGAGTGGAGGCGGAGTGGAGCGCCAACCGCGCCCGCTTCCTCGCGGCGGGCATCTTCCGGCCCGACGGTTCCAAGGACTCGAAGCGCCTCTCCGCGCTCGTCTCCGCCGCCTACAACGGCATGCCGCCCGTCACCTCGCCCTCGGAGCGATTCCCGGACGGACAGGTTGCCACCGACAGAGACACGCTCCTCGATTCGGGCGACCAGCTGCTGGAGGAGCTGGGCAAGGCCGGCAAGGTGGACAAGTACCGCTCCACCTACCTGGGCAAGCTGGAGGCTGGCGTCGCGGTGCCGCTCAACCCGCGCTTCAACGTCCTCGTCTCCACGACGCGCGTCTCTAGCGACTACCAGCAGCTTCCCCAGAAAGGCGGCGTCCGCGAGTGCCACGAGGCCCGCCCAGGCTTCGTTTACTGCTCCGTGGACTACGCGGGCTTGGAGCTGCGCACCATGGCCCAGCGAGCCATCTGGGACGTGGGCTGGTCGCGGATGGCGGAGGCGCTGCTCGCCAAGGAAGACGTCCACACGTCCGCCGCCGCGACCTTCCTGGGCGAGAGCTACGCCGCCCTGCTGCCGCGAGTGAAGGCGAAGGAGGCCATGCCCACGTCCTTCCGTGCGCTCGCCAAGGTCTTCAATTTCGGCAAGGGCGGGGGCATGGGCGCGGGTGCCATGGCCTACCACGCGCGCGCGAAGGACGACGTCCGCTTCTGCCTGTTGGCCAAGTTGGCGGAGGCGTGCGGCGTCGAGCGCGTGCCGGTGCGCGTCCAGGGCAAGGTGAAGATGGTCTGCGCCACGTGCGTTGAAGTCTCCCAGCGCTACGGCGACAGGTGGCTGGACGCGTGGCCCGAGCAGCGGGAGCTGTTCTCGCGCGCCAGCCGCCTCACCTACGGCGGGCAGCTGGTGGACGTGCTCATTCCCGGGGCCAACATCCTCCGGGGCGGGTGCGGCTACACGCAGTGGCTCAACACGCCTTTTCAGGCCCTCGGTGCCGTCGGGGCGAAGCTGGCCACCTGGCGCGTTGCCCGCGAGATGTACACGGCCCGGCGCTCCCCACTCTGGGGCTCGCGGCTCGTCCTCATGGTGCACGACGAGCTGGTGGCGGAGCTGCGCGCGGACTGCCCCAACCGACTGCACGACGCCGCCGAGCGCATGGCTCACATCATGCGGCAGGCCATGCGCGAGACGACGCCGGACCTTGCCGATGCCATCGAGGCGGAGCCCGCCCTCTCGCGGGCGCTGTCGAAGGACGCGGCCACGGTGCGCGACCCCTTCGGCCGACTATTGGTGTGGAAGGCCAGCAGCAACCAAGCGCTACCTTGAAAGTTCCCTCGCAATAAACAAAGGGTAGCCAAGCAAATCATTCGTCCGATAGTTGACACCCGAGAGCGAAAAACACTGCTCATCCGTAAAATATCTCTTCAAGTACAAAGAAGAAATCTTCCGCACTTCACCTGTCGACATTGCACCACAATCAATCAGCTTTTTAACGGGGTGAAGAAATGTTCCCCTCCCAAGCGCCTCCTCTCCCATTGACGAAAGCCGATAAATTACTCCTCCATCAATGAAGTTCTTGATCATCTGAAGTGCGGAACAACCCGACACCAAGGAACCATTGTATTTCTCGTCGAACCAAGTCTCCGTCAGATAAAGAAAACAACCCGTCCAGTCGTAGGGACCAAGGCTCAACTCATTCTCGGCTGGCTCTGCGATCCACACGGCCAACTCATTCAACCCCGGCAGATTCTCAAGCGCCGCCTTAGGGAAGACGAGCCTGATTGCGTTTATCTCCTCGAAAACAAACGGCCGATCCCGCTCTCGGTCAGGACACTGCTGAGGACGATGCTTAGCCACGAGATTCCGCTCTTGCAGAATCTCCATTAACATATCAATCTGCTCGTATGCCGTCGGCAAAGTGTCGCACGTCTCCTCAACCCACTCGAACTTTGGGACTGCTCCTGAGAGCCCCAAGGTCCTCCTCCTTCTGGGCCGCCGTGAACGCAGGTCCGAGAACTGTCCAAAGATCATTTCAACGCGCCGACGATCAATGAAAATATAGTCTCGCATTTAGGTCCAAATTGCATGAGTCTACTTCGAGTTGGCCGCGTGTTGGAAGTGCCCCCATTCCAACAAGGTGACATCCAATCCAACTGTCAACGACGGCAAGCCCTGCACGAGGCTTGTATCCATTGACCCAGGGCTCCGGCACTGCGGAGTAGCCCTCTTCGACGTTCCCTCAGCCTCCCTTCTCTGCGCAGGGTTGCCGAAGAACCCCGAGCCCGCCCACGCGGCGCGGTCCCTGCCCTCCTGGGCGGCCATGGCCGGCGCCGTCCAGGCATGGCTCTGCCCACGCGTCCAGGACGAGCCCTTGCAACTCGTCATCGAGCTGCCCCGCGTCTACGCCGCCGCACACCAGCGGGGCGACCAGAACGACCTCATCCAGCTTGCCGGCGTCGTCGGCACGCTCAGCGGAGCACTGGCGCCCGTCACGGAACGACGGAGCGTCTTCCCACGGGACTGGAAGGGCACTCTCGACGCGGACGCGTTCATCGAGCGCATCAAACAGCGCCTGGACTCCGCCGAACACCTTCGCGTCGAACTGCCAGCCGCAAAGGACCTCCACCATAACGTCTGGGACGCCATCGGCATCGGGCTCCACGCCCTTGGCCGTCTCGCGCCTCGCCGCGTCTTTCCGAGGTGACCATGGCCACGCAACCAACCGGCCCTGGACTCGATGGCCCCGCCGTAACCGTGGAGCGCGCGGCGGAGTTGCTCCAATGCAAGCGCACCCGTGTCTTCGAGTTACTCGCAGAGGGACGCCTGAATCGCGCTCCCAAGTTCGGGCGAAAAACCACGGTTCGCCTCGACTCCATCCTCGCGTGCCTTGAAGCCCCCCGGGCAACTCCAGGGGGTGGCACTCGGGGCCCTCGTAGGCAGGCTCAGGCCACCGACTTCTCGTTGGACGCGTTCAAGTCCGCCGTGCGCAAGGCAATGGACGGGTCCTCGTGA